ATTTGAGTTGATGTTTGGATTTAACTATCCTACAGTAAACACAAATTACATTGCAAAACATTTAAAATCATTTAAAAACCCTTATCATCACATAACAAAATGGCAAAAGTAGTAGATTTTAGCGAGTTGGGCCTTATCAAAGTGCCTGAGAAAACAGAGACTTACGTACCAGTAAGTCACCAGGAATTAGTTACAAAGATAACTGAGGCTGGTAACCAACATTACGGAAGAGAAGCTTCACAGCATAACTATGAAGTAAATCAAAGAGGACAGCAGTTGTTTGGCTCACTAGTATGGGAAGGAGATAACAATAGCATGACTAAATCTATAGGATTCCGTAACTCTTACGACAAGACATTACCTGTAGGTGTGTGCGGTGGAGCACAAGTAACTGTATGTTCTAACCTAATGTTCGTAGGTGATATTATTAAGATGCGTAAACATACGCAGAATGTAGAAGAAGATCTTGATAAACTTATACAAAAGTTGTTTGAAGATGTAGACAACAGGTATGAGTTAGCAAGAGAGGATGCTTCTTTTATGACTGACATAGGTTTTAGCGATAAGCAAGTGGCAGATTATTTTGGACAGTTGTTTGTAAATGAGGGCGTATTGAACTCTCCTCAGCTTACTAAAGCAACTAAAGAGTGGTTTGAATCCCCTGTGTTTACTGGAAGAACGTTATGGTCTGCTTATAATGCATGTACTGAAGCACTTAAGTCTGCTCACCCATCTAATGCTTTGGAAAAGTATACAAAATTACATACTTTTACAAAAGAGTATGTACTAGATGAGTACAAACAAGACTTCCAAAGCGGTATAGACGCGTATGATGCATACAAAGATTACCCGCCTTTAGGATATTAAATAATATAGTATGAAGAACAGTCCGTACAGCGGTAAAGAGGTAGATGTATTTGAAATACAACACATTTATCAAGTGTTAAAGTTCTATTACCAAGAGCTAGAATCGTTACCTGTTGACGCGGTGTCGGATATAATTAAGATGGAATTTGGTTGTAAAATTAAGCCAAATGACGTATATTTATATCTCCTTATTTCAAACCACTGGGACTGCGATGGTAATTTTAAAGAAAATGACTGATTGTATAGAATGTGACGATGGAATGAGATGTATGTCAGATGATGCTCTGATGTGCCTAACTGAAGAGGAACTAGATAATTATTTAAACTGCAATGAAAGTGTCTTTAAACTTAACCAAGTTGAAAGGCAACAAATTGACGCCGAGCGAATTCGTATACTTGCTTATTAAAAGTGAGAACGCTAAACAGCTTACTAAGTACCTAGAAATCCTACCTATTGACGAGATTAAATTACAAGATCGTGGCTTTGTGAAAATAATGCCCGACAGGACTCTTACTCTCCGTCAAAAAGCGTTGGATTTATTTACGGTCAGAGGATGCGAGGATTGCTGGAATCAATTTGTAGTTGCCTATCCTATTAAGGATCAAGGCAGGCCTTTACACAACGACAAGAAGCGTAATAAACTAAAGTATATTGCGCTTATTACAAAAAGTCCAGATCTGCACGAGACTATCATGAAAGCTCTAGAAAACGAGAAAGAAGATAGAAAGCGTGCTAATTGGTCTGGTGAATTTCGCCCACGTTGGAAGATGATGTCATCGTACATAAACCAAGAAGCTTGGACTATGTATGAAGGCATGGAATTCGATACTCCAACAAGTACTAACCAACCTAATTACGGAGAAGATCTAATATGAGCGAGGAACACAAGGCTTTACCTTGGCGCCATATTTCTCAATCATCTACTGCAGCCTTGCGCTACATTGATGGTAGGAGGAAAGGTGAGATCAAATCTCTTACTACCCCATGGAATAAGTTTAACAACATATCTATGGGAGGTATAGAGTGGCAGACTATCACAACTATTGCTGGTATGTCTGGTAGCGGGAAAACTGCAGTTCTTGGTCAATTGGAAACAGGTTTAAAAGATCTGAATCCAGACGAAGATTTTGCAATACTATCATTTAACTTCGAGATGTTATCCTCAAGGCTTGTCGCCCGCAAGCTTAGTAACAAGATGAAAATTACTACACAGCAGTTGTATAGTGCGTCAGAGAATTTTAGTCTCAACGACAACTACTATATGAATGCAGTACAGGAATCTCGTAAGTTGAATAAGTATGATATATACTATGTCGATATACCGGGTAGTGTCAAAGCTTTAGAAGCAACAGTAATAAAATTTTCTAAAGAAATAGGCAAACCGGTTATTGTTATGTTAGATCATACTCTACTTGTAAAGAAGGCAGGTGGTGCGCAGGATAGAGATTTACTCTATGATCTGATGGCTATGTTTAACGGTCTCAAAAAGCTAATCAAGGTAGCATTTATCTTGATCTCGCAGATGAACCGTAACATAGAAGCGTCAGAGCGTATCCAGAATCCAGATTTACACTACCCTAAGAAGCAAGACATCTTCGGTGCAGATGCATGTTACATGTACTCTGACATTGTGGTGGTAACACACCGCCCAGAGATGCTTGGTATTAGGGCATACGGACCAAAGAGATGGCCTACAGATGATGCTATATTTTGGCACTATCTAAAGGTTAGGGAAGGTGAGCCTTGCATAGCTCTTATGCAGAATAATCTAGCTCATAACGAAATATTGGACGCAGTTTCAATGTACTCAAGTAATCAAGAACCTAAAGAAACAGAAGACTAATGGCACAAGAAGTATTAATAGTTGGCGCGAGTGGAACAGGGAAATCCACCTCAATTGAGAATCTAAACCCTGAGTCAACATTCATTGTAAACGTAGCCCGTAAGGCGTTACCATTCAAAGGATGGAAGACTAAGTACCCTTCATTCACTAAAGAAAATCCTGACGGTAGATTCTATTCTAGCGATGTACCCCAAGAGATTCTAAAGTGTTTGAATTACATTAATGAGAAACGTACTGATGTAAAGACGATTGTCATTGATGATTATCAATACACTATGGCTAATGAGTACATGCGTAGAGCTAACGAGACTGGCTTCAAGAAGTTTACTGAGATTGCTCAGAATGCTTGGAGTATAGTCAATGCAGTTAAATCTATGCGTGATGATTTATTAGTTGTGTTTATGATGCACTCGGAAGTTACCTTTGATGCACATGGTAACAAAGTAACAAAAGCAAAGACCATCGGTAAGATGATGGACAATGTGGTTACTCTCGAGGGTATGTTTACAATTGTATTGTATACAGACGTCACAAAGGGAGAAAAGGGTATGGAGTATTCGTTTATCACACAAAACGATGGGACTAACACCGGTAAATCCCCTAAAGACATGTTTGAATCTGTTAAAATATCAAACGATTTACAATTGGTAGCAAATGCTATCGAGGCTTATCAATAATTTAGTAATTAATTCTTAAAAAGAGAGAAAATGTACGGAACTAACGTAGAAAGTAACAACACAGGTGGTGTAATGCCACAAGTAGGTATCGTAGAGAACTGCGAATTAGTAAGTGTAACTATGAACACAGACAAAGGCGGAAGACTAGACTTTGAGTTTAGACAAGGCAATGGTTCAACAGTTAAGCATGCAGAATTCCCTGCTAACCCAGACTATGGTGATGTAGAGAAGCAAGCTATGGATGTATCACGTCGTGTTAAGCACATTGCAACAAAGTGTATGGCTGAGTCAGAGTTTGTTATTACAGACGTAACTAGCTTTGAGCAGTATGGCCACAAAGTTGTAGACTTATTTGGACAAAAATTCCAAGGTAGAAAGTTTAGAATGTTATTCATCTACCGTGGTAAATATGCGTCATTACCTAAATACCCTAACTTTATCGAAGGTATGGAGATACCTGCAGATAAAACTAATATCTATATCTCAGACTGGAACAAGAAGAAACTTGTTAAGCCTGAGCCAGATGCAAAAGTTGAATTAGCTGCTACAGTTGTAGCCTCTACAGGAGGAGCTGACATGCCGTTCTAATGTATGGTAGTACAGTAGTAGAATTAACAGATGAAGAGATTCTAGGCAGAATTAACTGCCTAGACATCTTTTCATATTATATAGGTAAAGATTTTAAATATGGTAGAGCTATGTGCTCTCCACTTCGTAAAGATAAATCTCCTTCCTTTACAATTTTTAAGCACAACAGTGGTAAACATTTCTTTAAAGACTTTAGTAACGGTGATACAGGCGATTGCTTCACATTTCTAACCAAGCTCTATGGGCTTCGTAGATTTGACACGTATCGACTCGTTGATAATGACTTTCAACTAGGAATATCTACTACTAGCTTTTTAGCACCTACTAAGAAATATGTAGGCGTGCATAACAAAGAGCTTAAAGATTTGGAACCGTCTACTACTACTATACAAATCAAATCACGTCCTTGGAACGCCCAAGAAGATAAATCATTCTGGTCTAAGTTTGGTATTGACTGTCACATACTTACTAAGTATAACGTTAAGGCTGCACAACATGTGTGGGTTAACGATAACCTTATTGTAAGCAGTAACAAATACAATCCTATCTATGCCTATGATTTTGGTGGTAGTAAAATGAAGATATATCAACCGTATAACAAAGCACACAAGTGGCTTAGTAATACCAGTGGATCAGACTTGCAAGGTTACAGCCAACTGCCTGAGAGTGGTGATACACTAGTAATTACTAAATCATTAAAAGATGTGATGTGTCTTGATATATGGAGTATACCTTCAGTGGCACCAGCTTCTGAGAGCTGTGTCATTCCTGCAGATGTTGTCAAAGATTTAACTGACAGATTTGCAAGGATATACATATTATATGACTTTGATTACACTGGCATATCTTTTGCCAATAAACATAAAAAGTTATATGGGTTTATACCTCTATTTTTTACTAACGGAAAATTTAATACCTTTGATTACAAAGTAAAAGACTTTTCCGACTTTATAGCTCTTAACGGAGTTAGAGGGGCGGCTGAACTAATAGAATATGTATGCCAAGAGGAATATTTATACCAGGGAACGTCCCGTCAAGCAAGAACGGTAGAAGATGGACAGGGAGATACTTTATAGTATCCAAACAAACCCAGCGTTATTACAAAGAAAGTAAAGACGCTTGGACAGATAACAAGAAGGAGTTTATTAAAATGATCAAAGGCAAATCTAAGCCCTACAGAATATCATTTAAATTTGTACGTAAGAGCAAACATAAGTTTGATTATATCAATCCTGCTCAGACAATACAAGATCAAATGGTAAAGTACGGTTGGATAGACGATGATAATGCAGATGAAATGCTTCCAATATTTGTAAAATTTGAATACAGTAAAGAAGAACCCGGAGTTTATATTAACGTTTTAAAATCTTAGATTATGTCTAAACCTAAAATTCAATATCCAGAGGCGTTTGTGACTAAGTGCTTTAATCACCTTAGACACTTCATGGATATACGTTTGCTAACTTCTGCTATAGATAACGGTCATGACAGCATTGTTCGATACTTTCTCGAGCAAGCGCTTGAAGATGATGAGTTGTATCTTACAGATAAACTAGCAGACGATGGAGATCGTACTATTGCAAATGCTAAAATACATGCGCATAAGGTACGGCA